TGGACACTCAATAAAGTCTGAGCCTCCTGAGTTTAAACTACCAGAGTATTTTTCTAAAGATTTAGACGAATGTGATGACTTTATTATGAAATGGAACTTGTCAAGTATAAATTTATTCCATGATGTAAAGAATAATAGGGTCGTATTTCCTATTATGAAAAAGGGTAGGGTCGTAGATGCCATAGGAAGAGCCTTAGACAAAAATGTAGTGCCAAAGTGGTACAAATATGGTTCTCATGCCTCTTATTATTCTCACACTGTAAAGAAGCTACCAATTTCTACTGCGGTGCTTGTGGAAGATGTGCTTTCTGCTATAACAGTAGCTACCTACTTTCCTGTAACAGGGTTTGGCATTTTAGGTACGGCACTACTACAGGAGCACATATATCTGTTGTCTAACTTTGATAGGGTCGTAGTCGCTCTTGACCCTGATGCTCTACAAAAGACACTACAACATAGTAAAGAGTTGACAAATTATGTAAAAAGTGTTAGAGTCCTACGGCTCACGGACGACTTAAAGTATAAGAATATAGAAGATTTTAACAAACTGAGGGAGATGTTAGATGGAAGAATGTAATACGTGTGGAGTAGAACTAATAGTTGGTGACAACTGGTATGAGTGTGAAACATATATTATTAAACGGTGTAAAGGTTGTCACAGAAAACAAATGAAGATACGATTAGATGATAAGAAGTATAATGGTCAAAGAATGTATGTTGATGGTAAATATATACCAAAGTCTCACCCTCTATTCAAACATGGAAGATATAAAACTTTTAATGATGCAGCCTTTTCTTCCTTGCAAAACTATACAAAGTGTGATAAGGGTGAAGTGTATATAATTAAAAACCCTGCATGGAAGAATTGGTACAAAGTAGGCAAGGCGGTTGATTCTATAGATAGATGTAACTCTTATCAAACAAGTAGTCCTTACAGAGACTACATATTAGTAACGAGCATACAAGTAGAGGACAGAGGTAAGGCAGAAAGAAAGGCACATACTATAGCAGAAAGTTTAAGTCAGAAGAGGAGTAACGAGTGGTTTTATATAGAGAATTTAGGTAAAGAAGAATTTGATACAATGATAATGGAGAAACTAGATGGTGGAATTAGCACTGATACGAAGTCTACTTGATAAGGAGTTCTACGGAAATCATAAAGGGACACGCTGTCCTGATGAACTTTTTAGTAAGGACATTCGTAAGATAAAAAAGACAGTTGACTTTGCCATGCAGAATTATGGTAAGGACAGTATAACAGTGCGAGAGCTAGAAGGTTTATTCTTCTCTCATAATAGCACTCTTACTACTGCCTCAAAGCAGGTGTTTAAAGAACTGTTCTGCAGATTAGAGCGAGAGCAGGTTATGGATAAGGAGATAGCTAAAGATGTTATGTCTAAGTTGTTTCAACAATATGTAGGAGAAAAGATTGCCAATATAGGGTTTGATTATGTAAATGGGGAAGAGGCTACACTAGAGCCATTAAGAAGAATTATTAGTGACCACCAAGACAACTTCCTTCCTAACTTTAAGATTGAGTGGGATGACATAAGTTTTGAGAGTATACTCGAACAAGCCAACCAAAAGTCGAAGTGGAAGTTTAATATACCTTCACTGGCTAGAAGACTAGAGGGTATAAGTGGTGGGCAACTCATTATAGTGGGTGCTCGTCCCAATACTGGTAAGACATCTTTTCACGCAAGTATTATTGCATCCAGAGGTGGCTTTGTCGATCAAGGAGCAAAGTGTAGGGTTCTGTGTAACGAAGAGCCTTACTATAGGGTCGCATCTCGTTATCTTTGCACCAGAGCAGAGCTTTCTCTTGCGGAGATAGGTAGTGGCAGTGCAAATCATGCTTTGGCAGTCGAGCGATACAATAAGATACGGCACAATGTTAGAATAAAGGATGTTACTGGTAAGAAGATGGATTGGGTGGAGAATATGATAAAGGTAGAAAGACCTGACGTTGTTGTTCTGGATATGGGCGATAAGTTTGCTACTCGTACTGGAGAACGAATGGACTTATACCTCAAGGAGGCTGCAATTCACGCAAGAAACATTGCAAAAGAGTATGATTGTGCTATAATCTGGATGTCTCAGCTATCTGCAGAGGCAGAAGGTAAGATTAATGTTGACCAATCTATGTTAGAAGGGAGTAAGACAGGAAAGGCGGCAGAAGCGGATTTGATGCTTTTATTGAGTAAGAATCCACAGATGGAAGGACAAGAGGACAATGACCCACAGCGACACATTGTTGTGGCTAAGAATAAGATAAACGGATGGCATGGAAAGGTACATGTCGAGTTAGATGTAGAAAGAGGTAGATACACAGCATGAAGATTATATTAGATGTAGAGAACACAACAACCAAGAGGGATGGCAAGTTACACCTTGACCCATTTGAGCCTGACAATTCGTTGACACTTGTAGGTGTTCAAGATTGGCTAGAAAGTGAAAGCTCTGTATTTGTATTTGACCACAATGAAAAGGTCATAACAGATGACGATGCAGACAAGAGACTACAAAGAGTTCTTGACAATACGACACTACTCATTGGTCACAACCTACAATACGATTTACAATGGTTGTGGGGATGCGGATTTAAGTATGATGGAGAAATATTTGATACAATGTTGGGTGCTTATATACTCCAACGTGGTCAGAAGGGGTCTGTGAGCCTTGAAAACTGTGCTGAGAGGTACAATTTAGAGGTAAAGAAGTCTGATACACTCAAGGATTATTTTAGACGAGGTTTTCAGACAAATGAGATACCTCTTGACGAGTTATCTGAGTATTTACGTCAGGATTTAGCTGTTACAAAGGATTTATACTGGAAATTAATGGAAGAGTATGACAAACCAGAGGGAAAAACACTTGACAAGGTACTAGATGTTTCAAACAAGGTGTGTAAGTCCCTTGCAAAGATGTATATGAGAGGGTTTGCTATAGATAAAGATGTACTAGAAGAAGTGAAGCAGGACTTTGAAACAGAGTTGAGAGAGATAGAGGAGAGATTGCAGAGCCAAGTCAAGAGACTGATGGGCGACACACCTATCAACCTCAATTCGCCAGAACAAGTGAGTCAAGTTATATTTTCTCGTATACTCAAGAATAAAAAAGAGTGGGTACTTGCCTTTGATAATGTGCTTGACAAAGATGACTTTCGTAAAACTGTCAAGGATAACAGTTACTTAATGGTAAAAACTAAAGCAAGTATCTGCCACACATGTAAGGGCAAAGGGCGAGTACACAAGATTAAGAAGGATGGAACACCGTTTGCCAAGCCAAGCAGATGTCCAGATTGCGACACCAGAGGGTATCTTCTAACCAAGTCAAACTTCATGGCAGGTCTTGGGTTCTTCCCCTTGTCTAAAGATTGGGTGAGTGCTAATGGATTTTCCACAAGTAAAGGTAATCTCGAAACACTTATTAACATTGCCAAGTCTAAGGCTATGACTGAGGCAGAGGTGTTTTTAACGGACTTGAAGCGTCAGAGTGCTGTGTCAAGTTATTTATCTTCTTTTGTAGAGGGTATAGGTGCATACACAAAGCAAGATGGTAAGTTACATGTGTCTCTTACTCAACATGTTACGGCTACTGGTAGATTTAGTGGACGTAACCCAAATATGCAAAATATGCCACGAGGCGGT